CGTCACCCGGAGGCGACGGGCCCTGCCACGGCTCACTTCTTGATGACGTTGCTGATCATGCCGTTCCAGGCGGCGGCGTAGCAGACGAAGGTGCCGTACCAGTAGGTCGACGCCTCGTAGGCGAACTGCGTGACCGGCCACTGGACCGCCATGTAGTCCTGCACGTTCCAGGCCTTCCACACGTCGGAGACCTCGGTGTCCGGGATCGGCAGCGTCCAGGAGAGGATCGGGCAGTTCCCCTGCGGCATCCAGGGGTGGACGGTCAGGTCGACCATCTTGCCGGTGACCTCGTTCTGCAGGCCGGTCACCATCGCCCCGATCGTGGCGTCGTGCGCCTCCGCCCGGGTCAGGCTGATCCGGTACGCGGAGCTGTTGCTGTTCAGCTTGATCTGGTCGGACAGCTGCTTGCGGTCCGCGCCGTTGAACAGCACCTCGTCGGGGTCGGCCTTCACCGCGTCGTACAGCGCCGCGAACGCCGAGTTGAACTCGTCGCCCGGGTTGGCGGAGAACGTGCTGTTGAGGGCCTTGGTGTACCCGGAGTTGGCGCCGCCGCAGATCGTCAGGATCCCGTCGTAGTCCAGGGCCGAGGAGTCGGTCGCGGACGCGGGCGGGTTCGAGCCGGCGTTCGGGGCGCCACCGGTGCCGCCACCGGTGAAGTTGATCGTCACCGAGCCGGCGGTGCCGGAAGCGATCGCCAGGGTCGACACCTGGTTGCCCGCCACGGTCGCCTGCACCGTGCTCGACGCGCCAGCGACGGTCAGGGTGGCCGCGAACACGTTCGCGACACCGGTGGCGGTGCCCGCGTACACCTTGTAGCCCAGGGCGCCGGGCACGTTGGCGACCTGCACGTCCACGACCTTGCCGGTCGCGGCGGACATGCCGGTGGTGTTCGCGGATCCCGCGACCGTCTCACCGAAGATGGTCGCCGCGGTGACGTACACGTACAGGGTGGCGATGTTGGCGGTGTTCCCGGTCTCGCCGGTGACCGCGTTGCGGACGGTCAGGGTCGGGGTGCCGGGGGTGGACAGGGCGCCAGCGAACCCGGACGCGGTGCCGCGGCCGCCCAGCAGCAGCCGCTCCTCCATCAGCATGGACGCGTACAGCAGGCTGGTCTGGGACAGCTGGCGGATGTCCTGGAAGCCCTGGCCGGAGAACTGCGCCGACCACGGCACCTGGTCCGACAGCGAGAACTGCAGGTACGGGACCGCGGCCTCGTCACCCGCGTAGCTGATCTTCGGGCCACGGATGTAGTTGATGTTCCCGAACGCGGTGGACTGCGAGTCGGTGATGCCCGGCCGCTGGATGCCGACACCGCCGGTGCCGGTGCCGGTGAAGCCCGTGATCCGCTTGTAGCGGTGGGCGGTGCCGATGCCCTTGCCGCGCGGGATCCGGTTCCGCAGCGGCGTCGGCCGCGGCGTCAGCAGCTTCGCCGGCGCCTCCAGGTCGTACGCCACGTAGCCCGTGGACAGCGGCGACGTCAGGGTGAGGTCCTTGACGACGTCGGGCATCGCGCCGAGCTGGGCGGTGACCGACGCGAGGGTCTCCGCCGAGACGGCCTTCTGGATGTCGGGGTTCTGCAGGGCAGCCAGGGCGGCCTGCGCCGCGGACTGCTCGGGGGCGATGAAGCCCGGGAGGTTGGGGGCCCAGCCCTTCTGGGTGGTGGGGACGGTGTCCAGCGCTGCCTTGAGCGCCTCCTGCCGGTCCATCACCTCAGCGGCGGTGTCGACCCCGAACGCGTCCCGCAGGGGGACGGAGGTGGCCATCGTGTGTTCCTTCCGTGAAGGCGTGACGCACCCCCCGGCCCCAGATGGGCCGGGCGCGGGTGCAAGGGGGGTGGGTTGGTCAGGCCGTGGCCTGGGCGGCGGCGAGCTTCTGCCGCGCCGCGGTGGCGCGCTTGCGTGCTTCCGCCGCAAGAGCCGGGTCGTCGTAGGCCCGCTCCAGGGCCTCGAACTTGACGACCTCGGCGCGCAGCGCGTCGGTCTCAGCCGAGACCTGCCGCTGCTGCAGGGTCTGGACCCGGACGGGTCCGCCGGGGGCAGCCGCCTTCTCCACCCGCTCCAGTCGCGCCTTGAGCTGCTCGTTCTCCGAGAGAAGAGCAGCCGTGGCCTCTGCGATCTGGGCCTTCACGGTGTCCGCGGTGGTGCCCTTGCCCGCCTCGTCGGCGGGGGTCTGGTCGGGCGTCGGGGCCGGCTCGGGTGCCGGCTCCGACGCGGTGGTGGTGTCCGGCGCCGTGTCGGCGTCGGCGGTCTTGGTGACGTCCGGCTGGGTGCCCTTGACGTCGGACGGGGCGGGCGCCTCGCCCTCCCAGGTCTCGTGGTCCCACCAGTCGAGGAACCGGGCGAGGGTGCCGACCAACTGCTGCAGGTCGTACTCCTCCCGCTCCCCCTGCAGGGCCTCCTGCGCCTCCGCGATGAGCAGGTTCAGCAGCCCGTCCCGGACCTGCTGCAGCAGCGCCGGGTCGTGGGCCATCTCCTCCGCCGCACCAACCTTCGTCAGGTCGGGGTCGGCGCCCTTCCACTCGGCGGGGATCAGGTCCTCCCGGCCAAGCGCACGGGCCCGCTCCTTGATGTGGGCCCGGGCGGCGGCCGGGTTCTTCGCCCGGCCGATCGCCTGGATGGCGTTGCGGAGGTCCCCGACGGTGGCGATCGGGAAGCCGCCGCCGGGCATCGCCTTGCCCTCCTTGGCGAGCCGCTTCCGGTCGCCGGCGGAGAAGTCCCGCTTCTCCAGCTCGGCTGCGAGCGCGCCGGGCAGGGCGGCAGCGACGGCCTTCGCGACCAGGTCGGCCAGCCCGTCGGGGGTGGGGTCCGGGGCGGTGGCCGCGGCCTTCCCCGTGCCGTCGACCACCGCCTCGGACGTCTCAGGGGCCGCCACAGCGGCCGGGACGGCGGGGACGTCGCTCACGTCGCCGCCCGCCCCGTTCGTGTCACCAGCGGCAGCCTCGCCCGGCTCAGCGGGGGTTGCGGGGGTCGCCTCCGCCGCCGGGTCGGGCTCGGCGGTCTTGATCTGCGAGGACGGGCCGTTCGTGGAGGTCGTCCCGGAGTGCGCAACCGCGCCCGGGGCGGTGTCGGTCTCGTGGAGCTCCTCGACCCGCACGAGCATCCGCTCGGTGTCCAGGTCGGAGCCGCGGACCTCCATGCCGGGGACGGCGGCCTTGGCCATCACGAGGGTGCACGACGGGTTCGCGGGCCGGTCCACCAGGGACACCTCGACGACCTTGCCGTCCACGATCCGCCCGCCGGCGGCCTTCGTGTCGGTGACGATCCGCGGGCCCTTGATCCCGATGGAGAAGCCGCGGAGGACGCCGTGCTCGACCTTCTTGACGGCCAGGGGGTCGACGACCTTCGCGACGATGTGGTGGCCGCCGTCGGACTTCTCCTCGTACTCGGTGGCCACACCCACGGCGTTCGGGGTGTGCATCTCCCGCAGGTTCCCGCCCGTGGAAAACCACTCGGGGATGGCCCGCTTGAGCCACGCGGCGTCGGCGATCTGCTTGTCGACGTCCAGGGTCTCGTCGCTGACTCGGCCCTGGACGAGCAGCGTGCCGTCGTCCTGCTTCTCGGACTTGGTGATCTCCGCGTAGACAGCGGCGCGATCCATCGGACCCTCCTCCTGTGGGGGGCTGCGGGGTGTGTTCAGGTGCGCCCCCGGGGAAGGGCGAGGCGGGTCAGACGTCGGTGATGGCGCCGGTCAGCGCCCAGTCGGGTGGGGTTGCCGGCAGCACCGCGCACCGGCAGCGCGGGTGCAGCGGCGGGTCCAGCGGGAAGCCCGGGTCGGCGGGGATCACGTCCCAGTCGGCGTACTGCTGGCATTCGATGCACACGCCGTCGTCGGTGGCGGTGACCCACTCCACGAACGGGATCGCCGCCCAGTCGTAGGCGACGGCGGCGGCGTCGTTGACCTGCTGCCAGCCCTCCGCGGACAGCACCACGTCGATCCAGGTGCCGTTGTTCAGCTGCGCCTCGAACGCGGCGGTCAGCTCGTCGTCGGTGGCGGCCGCGGCGACGTCCGACAGGCCGGCCGCCATCTGCTGGATCCGCACGCCGGTGGAGGTCTGCAACCGGCCGGCGGCGTTCGCGGCGACCGTCGCGGCGCGGGCGGTCTCCATCGCGGTGAGGGCCTGTGTGCCGGCGGGGGTGGCCAGGCCGGCGTCGGCGATCGCCTGCAGCGCCGAGGTCTGCCCGAGCTGCCGGGCCTCCATCAGTGCTGCGGTGAGCGCGGCGAGGGTCCTGTCGGCGGGCCGCAGGTGCCGCCACAGGAACACGACCAACGCGGCGATCAGCGCCTGGTCGCGGTCCTTGCGGGTGGCTTTCGTGTGTGGGTGGTCGTGCCGCCACGCGCGGGTCAAGGACTCCGCGGAGGGCCACTGCGCCCGCCACGCGACCCGCAGTTGGGCGGCGTGCCGGGCGATCAGTTCCCGGTCGTGGTCCCACGCCTTCCACCGCTTGCTGGGGCGGGCGGCCTTCGCGACGGCGGCCACGGCGAGTGTCCGGGGATCAGGCACGGTCGCCTCCAGAACTTCACGGGTCGGTGAGGTTCTGGAGGCGACCGGGCGCCGGAACTTGTCCTCTCCCGGAGGTTCCGGCGCCGGTCAGGCGGCGGTGAGGGTGAACTCCAACGCCAGGACGGCAGCGTCGTACATGCCGTCACCGCCCAGGTCGTTGGCGGCCTTCCCCAGCCAGGACGGGTGCGCCCGGAACTGGAAGTCCCGCCAGGCACGCCCGCCGCGGCGGGTGTTCTCCACGAACCGCTTGAACGCCCGCGCCTCCGCCGCCTTCGCGACGGTCGTGACCGGCGCCAGGGCCTGCAACACCAGCGGCAGCGACGCGGCGAGCTCCGGCCGGACCGCGGTGTTGTCGGCGAGCTGGTCCGGCGCCCACCAGGCGGCGACCTCGACGAGGTCCCCGTCGGGGTCGTCGGGGTTGAGGACGGTACGGGTGATGCCCGGGTTGAGCCGCACCAGGTCCTCGGAGTCGACCCGGTACGTGAACCCCTGGTAGGGGCCGGACACCCACGAGCCGATCACCTGGCCGGTGGGCAGCTCGGTGCCGGTCTCCTCCTGCCACTCCCGTTTCGCGGCGGCGAGGGGTTCCTCCCCGGCCTCGAGGTGGCCGCCGGGGAACTCCCATCGGCCGCCGTTCGGGTCGTCGCCGTCCAGGCCCCGCTGCAGCATGAGGACCCGACCGGTGTCGGCTGCGACGACGGCGAGCCCGGCGACGCTGACCCCGACGTCGGCCTTCGTGACCTGCTGCTGCCCGGGCTGCTGGCCGGGCTGTCCCTGCTGGCCGAGCTGTTGACCCTGCTGGCCGGGCTGGGGTGCCATGCCGGGCGGTGGGGCCGTCGCGGCGGCGTTCGCCCGGTCGATCGCACCCTCCAGCGGGATGACCTCCCGCTGGGTGATGATCAGCGGGATGTCCGCCTCCGCCACGTCGTAACGGGGCCGGCCCGTCTCGTCCCGGATCTCGTTGATCGTGATGCCCGCCACCCTGGCCAGCGTCTCCATGCTGGTCAGGGCGGCAGCCTCGTCCTCGGCCTCCAAGCCCAGGAACTGGAACGTCAGCTCCTCCGGCATCCGCAGCCACGTCGAGGAGATCTCGTTCAGGATGCCGGTCAGCCACTTCGTGGTCGGCCGGATCGCCTTCCGGTAGGTGACGTTCTCCTCCGAGTCGGCGAACCCCTTGCCGCCCAACCCTCCCCGGGGCGGGAACCCCAGCTCGGTCGGCATCACGTCGAACGCCAACGCGATCAACCGGATCAGGTGCTCGTCGTAGTCCGGCTTGTACCTTTCATCCACCGACGTCATGACCGTCGGGTCGAACCCGTCGGGGATGACCTTCGCCCGGTGCCGTTCCGCGGTGTTCCCGGACAGGAAGTCGTTGAAGATCCGCTCGTAGGCGTACAGCTGGTCCGGGGTCAGCGGGGCGTTCGCCTTGAGGATCAGCTCGGGGATGACGCCGTCGGTGTACTCGGCGCGCATCCACTGGTAGCGGCGCATGTAGAGGTCGGCGTCGAGGATCGCCTGCTCCACGTTGGAGTACCCGTACGGGGAGTTGGCGCGCCGGTAGCGGGGCCGGTAGATCAGGGTGTCCCGCGCGAACTCGTCGCCCTCCCCGGGGGTGGCGGTGAACTCGCCGCGGGGGAACCCGTGCAGGATCTGCTGGTAGGCGGGGTTCGGTGGCTGCGGGACCGCCCCACGGTGGTCCAGCAGCGGCTTGATGGTGTCCCCGGCGATGATCTCGACGGAGTGCAGGTCCCCGCCCAGCGTGGCGTGCGGGAACAGGGTGAGGGCGTCGAGGACGAAGTGCTCCTCCAGGGCGGCGGTCAGCCACTCCTCGAACGTCCAGTCGGCGATCCGGTCCGGCTTGGTCCACCAGCGGCGCAGCTCGGCGATGCTCCCCGCGTTACGGGCCCGCGCGGCGGTCTCGATGGAGTGGCGGGTCACCGGGGACCGCTTGTCCCGATCCTTCTTCGCGTCCGGGTCGCCGGCGGCGGCCGCCTTCGCGGCAGCGACGTCCGCGCGGGTCACCGCCTGGTCCAGCATCTCCTTCTCGAACACGGACTCGGCGACGACGAAATCCCAGTCCAGGCCGACCATCTCGGCCTTCCGGATCTCGATGCACCGCCGGATGATGCTGACGTTGTCGGCGAGCTGCCGCAGCACGCTCCAGGGGACGACCCGCTCCCCCGCACCAGGCAGGTTGAACGTGACCGGGTACTCCCACCGGCGCGGCAGGGGCCGGCCCGTCGCGGGCTCCAGCGGGTCGATGGAAGCCGGCCGGATCGGCACGCCGGGGCCGAACGCGACGTTCGGGTCCGTCCACCCGCCGGGCGCCAGCGGCCGGGTGAAGCCAGTCCCGTACCCGCCCATCGCCAGCTGCTGCAACGCCATCGGGTTCACGGGCGTCGCTGTCGCGCCGGCCGGGAGGCGCAGCTGCTTGACGACCTCCGCGGCGACGGCCTGCACCAGGTCGGGGGTGAGCGCGGCGGCCAGCTCGCCGGGGGTGGTGGCCCGCTGGGTGGGCGGACTGTAGGAGGGGCGGCGGTTGCGGCGAGCCACGGTGTGGGCACCCCTCTCGCGGTCAGGGAATGGCGAGGCGGGCCAGGTCGGCTGGGGTGACGTCACCGGGGCGGCGTCCGGGGATCAGGTCCACCCCGGCCCGCCGGTACGCCTCGTCGACCAGTTGGGAGCAGATCAGCCGGCCTGACGCGGCGACGTAGTCGCGCAGGCCGTGCGCGACCAGGTCCAGGTGCAGGCGGACCGCGGCGAGAGCCGCATAGTCGGCGAAGCTGTACGGGGCGCCGGTCAGGTCAGTCGCCGCCCGGGCCGCCACCTGCCGCTGCCCGGGGGTGGTGCCGTCGGGGAAGAACCAGAGGACCTCACGGCCCGCGCAGGCCGCGGCCTCGGTGACACGTTGAGCGCCGCCCGGTTCGGCCTGCACGATCGTGCCGTCCCCGACAGCGATCAGGGCGTGGGTCCAGCGGGCGTGCCGGGGGGCGGCCCCGTTGAGGAGCTGCCCGACCCGGATCGCGGCGCCGAGCCGGCCGCCGATG